TAATATAGGTTAGATGATTAATTTGTGATTCATTAGCTACTGCTAAAAATAAATTTCTATCTTTTCTTTTAGATAATTTTTGATATTCAATGTATGCAATAATACCTAATAAAGTAGATATGCTTCTATTACCTTGATGATTAGATATATTACTAAATTCTTTAGGAGATATTTTTAACTTTTCCATAGTTTCTATTAATTTACTAGGAAGTTTTTTTACACCTCTTAATATATCTTTATAACTAATCCCTTTCATTCCATCATCAAAGTAATTTAATATACCATATACTTGACTTGCCTGAACCCAACTACTACTATCAATACTATGTAAAGGTAATTGATAAATTTTTGGATAGGTAACATATCCTAATCCATGAATTTTTGCCTGAGTCTTTTTGTAAACATCTTGGAATCTTTTAGTCATCCAATCTCCTTTTGTAGTTACACCACCTGCAACACATAAATGAGGATTTTTATTTACTGCTTCCTTTAAATAGTTATAATCATTATCAGCCATTGTAAAAACAAACATTGGATTATAACCTCTATTAAGCATAACTTCATAGTTACGCTTACTACCTTCATCATCTCCAATTATATCCAACATTACATATTTTTCTACCTTATGACCATAACTATCTAAAAAATTGCAATATCCATCTAAGTTTAGCCAACTGCTTTTAGTTTTAGCATTGAATAAAGTAAATGCACCACTATCAATCATTACATTTGCAATACCTTGTTCACTTAATTTAAATGTCGCATCACAAAAACTTTTTGACTTACCTAAATAGGCAAAACTAACTAATATGTTAAAGTATGTATTATTTGATATCACAACCGCTATATCTTTCTGATAAAAATTTCTTTACCTCATCTTCAATCTCTCTTTTACTATCCATCCATTCATCAGTTATAAATATAATCAATTCATTATCATTTTTAATTTTAGGAGTTGCTACTTCTTTATCTATATAATCTAAAGATTCCCAATCGTGTTTAATTGTATCTAAACCCCATTCTTCTAGTTCAGTATTATCCCAATCATTAGCAAGTATATCCCAATCCCACTCTCCAAATCCAACATTATCCTTGATAACAAATTCCTTTTGTTTTTCTTCACTCCAATCAACTATTTGGATAGGCACTTCAGTCCAACCTGCTTCCTTCATTGCCTTCAATCTCATATTACCACCCAACACAACCATATCGGTATTTACAACGATAGGTCTAACCTTAGACATCTCAGGAAATTCCTCAATAGATTTTACTAACTTGGCGAACTTGCCATCCTTGATAACTCTAGGATTGTTAGGATTAGATTTTACTTCGCTAATTTTAACGACCTTGACCTCGGTAGTTTCGTTCTTTTTTGTCATGTTTATTATGTGTTTTTTGTGCTTTGCCGCCTTTGCGTTTGCCAAAATTAACCTTTTTAGAATCGCTTTTTACTTTTGCCATTTAAAACTTTTATATGAATATCCTTTAAATATTGTTTAAATTGTTTCTTATCTCCAAAAGTTTCGTGGCAAAATCTACATACTGCCATTAGGTTTTCAATTTGGTCTTTGTCGCTTCCGCCCATTCCTCGTGCGTCAATGTGGTGTATGTCTACTGCCTTATTGCCACATATTTCACAAGCTACAAAATCACATTGGTCTATACAAAAGTAATCAAAATATACTTTAGTATGCTTTTTCAAATTTAACTCCTTTTGCTTCTGTTTTAGTATTTATAAGTTCTATCTCTCTAGAATTGTTATCATAGTGCGTACCAATACCATAATGTTTAATGGCAGACCATTTATAGGAACCATTTGTAAATATTACTCTACTTTTTGGTATGCCTAATTCTTTTGCCTTATCATAAACCTCTGCACTAGCACTTGATTGCCTTCTAGTTACAATATAAACTATTTTTCCGCTTTCTATATCCTTTTTTGCCTGTTCAAACCCTCTATCAGTTTCTAATGTATCATCATAATCATAACTAACCTTGTTAGAATCTGCCGCATAGGCACCTGATGCTAAAATTGCCGCCCAAACTTTATTTGCTTTATCTTCAGTATCATAAATACATGAGCCTGAGCCTATTCTATATTTCCCATTTGAACATTTAATTACCGGCATTGTCTATCAATTTACTATAAATAGCAAAACGCTTCTTGTTTACTTCGTGCAAGTTAAAGTTCTTATTACAATATTCAAAAAGCCTTTCCCCAAAATCTATTCTAGCCGCCTCATCATTTACCAAAAGGTTTGTCCAATAGTACCAATCCTTTTGTCTATCTACATAGCAAACAGGCATATCTTTATAAGGATGAACATTGCTAACTATGGCAGGATTGTATTTACTAGCAGTTTCTAGTATTTTTAGATTGGATTTCATTGAGTTAAACTTAGTATCTGCTAATGGAATAAGGCTAATATCACTATCAGCGTATGCCGCCATATATTTAGTTACCTCGTTATAGTTATATATCTTAGGATTGAGTTTCAAGCCATTAGTAAATGCTCCTATCATTTTATCCCATACAGGTTTTTCTCCCTCGTTATATCCTGCTATGATAGTACGAACAGGAAAATTGATACGCTTCATAGGGTTACGCAAAATTTCCATGTCCTTTTCGTGTGTCCCTGAGCCTGACCAAAATAATCTAACTAGGTCGCTTTCTATTTTGTTATCCTGAAACTGCTCCTCGCCATAAGGTATGGCATTGGGTAGTATTTCTACTACCTTATTGTATTGATAAATTTCTTCAGCTAATCTTTCGTGGGTACAAGTACAAAGGTCTGCAATTTTTATCCAAGATATGATTTGACTAGGAATATCGTTTAGTGCGTATCTTTCTGCAAGTAAATGGCTAGGGTCTAGTTTCCAATAGTCGTCATTGTCTACTACTAGTTTGAAGTTATATTTATTTCTCCATTCTATCATTTGCTCGATAGTAATATTAACTAGCATCCTATTCATTATCACTAAATCATAGTTGCCTTCAAATACTTCCTCGCTGATAGTATCAGTAATCATGCAGTAATCCTTTGGCATATTAACCAATGGCATCATTATCCTATGATAACCAACTCCACTATTTTTACTTGTTAATGCTAGTATCCTCATATAAATCTCGGTAAAGGTTTTTTTCTAAATGATATACAATTTGGTACTTTTCCCAAACTGCCTGTGCCTTTGCTAGGCTTTCATCTTTCATTCTTCTATATTCAGTACCATTACCTACATCATGACCTATATGTTCACTTCTGCCCTGTATATAGTAATTAGTAAATCCTGCTAGTATTGCCCTTTCTGCGTAATCTCTATCCTGCATTCCATAAGGGTCGTAATCAGTATTGTATCCTCCTATGGTATCAATTAGTTCCATAGATATGTAATTGTTGCCAAAAGGTGTATGAGTTTTGTGTATGCCATCTACTAATGGAGGCAAATCTTCTACGCAATGTATTCCAATTATTCCTGTTTTAGGTATTCTAATTGCATAGTACATAAAATCAGATAACCAATTATCAGGCATTAGTATATCATTTGCCATTAATACTATGCCATCATAGTTGCCTCTTGATTTTACTAATTTTATTCCTGCATTAACTCCTGCCGCAATACCTGCCTTTTGTTTAAAGGTATAGAAACCTGCAAAAGGATAGTTAGTTCCAAAAGATTCATCACTTCCTGTATCAATTAAGAAACAATCGGTATCAATACCTGCATTGTAGAAATTGTTTTGACAAACTTTTGTAGTTAAATCAAATCTATTTTGGGTTAGTAAAATTACGGCTACATTCATCTCGGTATATTTTTGCCTATGTTTCTTGCAGGTACTCCTGCGTATTTTGTTTCTGCTTCACTTGTTCCTTTGAAAAAGGCACTTGCTCCTATCATACATCCTTTTTTTATTTCACTAAACTGATGCAATACTGCATTCAATCCAATGTTACTTTTTTCTCCTATGATAGAATGTCCTCCTATTTTTGCTCCACAACTGATAGTTACATTATTCATAATACGACAATCGTGTCCTATATGTGCGTGTTTCATTATGAAGCAGTTATCTTCTATGATAGTTTTATGTTCAGTTCCTGCATCAATAGTAACTAATCCTGTAATGATATTGTTATTGCCAATTACTACTTTACCTTTTTCTTTATTCCAAAATGTTTTATGTTCTGCAATTTCTCCAATTAGGCAGTATGGACCAATGTAATTGTTATCTCCTAGTATAACATTGTCGCCTATAATTGCAGTAGGATGTATAAAATTAGCCATTCTTTTTTCTAGTTTTTTTAACAGGCTCATCCTTAGGTAATCCTTCGTAGTATGTATACAATCTTTTAATCATATCCATTACGCAGTTACTGCACCAAATAGTTAAAATAAAGTTAGAATCTAAATATTTTCTATAGATATGTTCGTACATTTTTAACAATGGCAAATCTAGGTTCCTTACGAAACCACTTTGAACCATTTCCCAATTTACCTTATTGGCTTCTAGATATTGTTTGTGTTCTAACTCCATAACTTCCAAATTAATTTTGATATGATAGGTACAAGAAATCCTGATATAAATAAACAACTAGCAATATCTACTACTAATTGAGGTGCGAAATACAATACTGCCCCAATCCACGCACCCAAGCAACTTCCACAATTAAAAGGCTTGTAATTGACTTTCCATTTATAGGGTAAGTTATGTATATCGTTAATAAATAGTGATGCACATGTTGCTGTTAAAATTATTTGTATCATTTTCTGATGTTTTTTTTCATTTCGGTTTTAGTTTTATGCAAAGTTCTAACTATTGACATATAAGGTATTCCTGTTTTTCTACTAAGTTCCTTTGCATTTTTCTTAAATTCTAGTGCATATAGTTTCAGTAATTCCTTATTGTACCAATGCAAATTATCTAAGTTCTTTTCTAACTTATCTACTATATCACTTGCCTCACTATGCAATTTATACATTTCTTTTGATATAGTATTACTATCCATTTCAATATGATTGCGATAGTTCTTATAGAAACTACTCCTATCGCTTTTAATCATATTTAACATTGTACGCACGATATAGAATTTTAACTCATTCCTTTCGTACATGCCAATTAACTTTTGCTCCTCCATCTCACAAAGAACTAAAAAAACTTCTGCCTTCAGGTCATATTGTAATTCTTCAGGTTGCATCTTTGAAAATGCATCATTAACCTCTTTTAGGTTCCAATACTCAGTTAGAATTTCATTTTTGACCATTCAATTAATGTCGCTTTTTTGTCCACTTCCGTACAAATGTAAACAATTCCACCACATTTATGGATATCATCCAATCTTTCTTTCTGTTCCTTGCTTATTTTGTCTCCAATTTTTTTGATTTCAACGGCTACATAAATACCTTGTGAGGTATAACCTTGCAGGTCTGCCCATCCTTTTTGAATTGTTCCTTTACGCTTTGCAAATGGTATGTTATTAACGCGATTTAACCTGTAGCCTACAAATTCTAGGTTCTTCTTTGCCCATTGCGTTAGTTCATTTGCAGTTATATCCATCAAAAAGCAGGTATAGTACCTTGTTTAATTTTATCTTGATACCCTTTGTTTTTCTTAATTGTACATTGAATACAATTAACTACTCTACCATCAGGTTTTTCTCTATCAATGTAAAATTCATAATAATTTTTGACTTTCAAGCATTTCTTGCACTTTTTCTTGAAATTCCTTTTTGAGGTCGAGACGATTTTTGCCTTGTTGAGCTTCCACATAACTTGGATAGTAGTCTATAAAGTTGATTGTATAGCACCATTTGGTAGTTCCAAAATGACTATATCTGATTTGATATATTTTCAAAATATCTTACTAGTGCTAGTTTTTTGCATTGTTCTTCAATAAAAAATTCATTCCTACATTTAACCGCAAACTCCTTGGCATCATGTATATTCATCTTGCTTAGTCGTTCTGCATTATCAGCCTTAACTATTTTGATAGTTTCATCTATAAATGTATTAGATAGTTTTATCTTGCCTTGACTATAAAGTATCCTGAATACCTTATCAGCATTCCATACCTTATTGAAATCTTTCTTATCACTATCTAACCAAGCATCCTGCGTAAATTTAACTATCTCGTTATCAGTTAATTGTGGTGCAGGTATTTCTTTGACAGGTCTATAACTCATATATTTTCTTACTTCTACTGCTTTGCCCTTATAGGCACTCATTATTTGACTAATATACTTAGGTGAGAACTTCTCGTAATGCTCAATATCGCAGTCTAATTTACGCTGAACCGCAAGTTTGAACGCTAACCTAAACTCATTGATTGTAAAATTAGGGTAAGTACTCCTAATAAAGTCCTCAATAACTAAAAATTCTTCTTTTTCAGGTAATTTAGTCAAACCTATCAATTGGAAAATATAGGCTAAAGTACTTTTCAATGTTGAAACATCAATATCCAATAGCTTTTCTCCTACAAAGGATTCTTCTATTTGTTTATCAGTATCAACTATTGACCCAATTTTTGAGGCGGTCAATTCTTTGTTCGCTTGTACTGCTTGTGGCAAAAGTTCGGTTAATGATTTCATCATTCCAAGATTTATTATTTAAATAGGTTTCAGGGTTTTTTCTAAATTGTTTATCTTCTACCGCTAATTTATAAACTTTTATGTGTTCAATAGCTTTTATTCTTTCCTCATCAGATAGGTTTTCCCATTTCTTAGTTAATTTAGTCCTATCTCCTACCTTTTTGTCATATTCTAACCAAAAAGCATCAAATGGTATATTTATTTCTTTTACTTTAATTTCATTTCCTTTTATTTCCTTTCCTTTGTTATATTCTGTTATCGGTGTGTTATCGTTTGTTATAACATTGTTATTCCACCTATTAGCCATTCCTATCTTACCTGCCTTGCTTCTAAGTGTCTTTTTCTCCTCCCTAACATCTTTATTTCTAAGTACTCGTATGCTAGTATACTTGCCATCCTCCTGCACAAATAAATCTATATCAAAGCATACTTCTAAAAATGCTTCTATTTGTGCCTTATCCATGCCATACTGATGGGCAATACCTTCGACTAATGCAGAGGATAGCCAAGAACTTTGGCTTTCGTGCATCAATTCAATTAGCACCCAATACATTCCATAACCTTGTAACCCAAATTTGCTCCTTAAGAACAAAATCTTTTCATCATTCCTAGCATTTGAATCATGCGGAAAATAATAAGCATCTTTTTTCATAATAATAAAAAACCCCTCACAATCCGTAGTAGTCGCATTACTACTTCATGTGAAGGGAAAGTCAAATTTCATTACAAAGATATGCGACATCTTTTGATTTTAGGATAAATTTAGTAAATATTCTTCAAGTTCTTTACTAAGTTTTTCTACTCGTAATTTGAATGTTCTATCTAAGTCCATTAGTTCTATACATTTCTTAACTGAATACATTATCGTAGTGTGGTCAGCTACTCCTAGATAGGCGGCAATCTCAGTATACGAACAAGTAGTGTGCTTTCTTATTAGATAGGCGGCTACTTGTCTAGCTTCAACAACACTATGTCGTCTAGTTTTTGCCCTTACTTCTAATTCAAACTCCTCGTTTACTAAATCAATAATACTTCTAGCGTTTACCTTTTTGGGTTCTGCACTAAAAACAATTGGTTCAATACATAAGTTTTCTTGCTCCACTACTTCATGCAATTTTTGAAATGAAGTTCTAAATTGTTTATAGATATTTAACATTTCTTCGCTAGATACTTTCATTATAAATCATCTATGTTCAATGGTTTAAAACTATCTTCTTTTTTCTCATCAGGTGCAACCCAATTATCCTCATAGATTTTGTAATCAGGATGAGAGTTTTTATCCTTGTATTGGTTTACCCACATATTATACTTTTGTCCATTGATAGTAAATTTAATTACTTCCTTGCCATCTTTGGTTTTGTTTTTCCAAGCACCAATAGATTGTTTTGTTTCTTCTGCCATTTTACTTTGATTTTGATTTTATTAAATGATATTGAGCAACATAGGTCGGTTTCTTTTTAGTTCCTACATTGACATTTTTAGTAATGATGTTATGTCCTTCTTGTTTTAGATTATAAATTAATGCGGCTAATCTAAGACTTCCGTATTTTCTTAACGCATCTAACGGAGTGATGCTACTTTTTTGTAGGTGGTTAAGCACCTGTGCTTGTTTCGTCATTGGTTATATTGATTGGATTAAAAAATATAGGCTTTTCAATTTTGGTTTCCCATTTTTTTATGAAAGCAGTTAATTCATTATAGGCTTCATCCGAATACCAAGCGTAGTGATATACTTCCGCTAGTAACATTTGTCGTTCGTAAGGTAATAGGTCTTTCATATTATTTTAAGGCTTTTTTAATATCATTTTGATTGTAATTCAATCCCATAGCTATTCTATCCTTATCCTGTATTTCATTTGCTTGGATAATTTTAAGTGCCTTATCATATTGCTCCTGCTTTGTATATGCACTTATTTTGATAGCTTGTCTTTGTTTTGTTTCATCATCAAAATGCGTATTTTCTAATAAAGTAATTAGATACATTCTTTTTTCTTCGCCAATTTCATCCTTGTGTTCATTGGTTGCATCAGCATCTTTAGTATCATCTATTGCAAACAATCCATTCAAAGCATACTTTCTAGCGTAAGAACTAGCGGCACCTGTTATTTGTGCGGCATCCATACCTTTTTTTACTTCTTCCTCTCTTGCATAACCATAAGCACACCAAGAATCATCCTTTGCGTTTATTTCTGCAGTTGCTTTAACATAAATTCTATCTCCTATTTGCAGTATCTCATCAGTTAAAATTAATGAGTAACCATATTTATGACATATTGGTTTGACTGCTTCGATAATATCCTCAGCACTTCGGTACTTATATTTACCAAAGGAGTTTACTTGATTTTTAGGTGCTTTAAGTTCTTGTTGAATTTTTACTAGGCTCATAAGGTTTGTTTTATTCTATTTCGCAAATGTTGTTATATTCTAATTCTGCTTGATGCTGATACCATTGTTGGAAGGTATAATCATCATCCTCGTAATCGTATCCTGCACGAGGACTAGCAGACTTGTTTACTACTTCTAGGTATTCCTCAAAGGTATAATCTTTGCCTAGATAATGAATGTTTCCTTTGTATTGCAATTGCCAATAAATAAAGTTATCTAATGGGTCAATTACTTCTTTGCCATACTTATTGCAAAGTTGTTCGTAGGTTTGTAATTCTTGTAGCATAGTTTTAAAATTCGGTTTCTAAATTTATTTCTTCTAATACTTCTACTTTTGGTTCTAATGAACCACCACTAGCTAAGATTTTAAATCTTTCGTAGGCAACTTCTTTGTCAAAACTACCTGAATCAGAAACATAACAATCATTTTCTGATGTGTAATACCAATGTTCGTTTTGGTTACTTCTTTTTGTTTGTTGGATGAATTTGAACTTTTTCATAGACTTATATGCGTATTCAGGCGCACCCCTGTTTAGGTTTTAATTTTTAAACTTTCTATTGTATTTTTTATACTCAGTATTAGCAGAATCCCATCCTTCTTTCCAAGCCCTAACTATTGCAAAATAATTAGGGTTACTAGTTTTACCTAGATTTATAGCAAATTGCCATAAATTCTTATCCTCTGAAGGACTTCTTTGTACTTTGTTTAGCTTTGCAATAAAGCCTAAATTTCTAGCGATTGTTAAATTGTTTGACATAGCTTTTATTTATTTATAACATAAAATTAGGCAAAAAAACCATACAATCCACAGATTTTGCAGAAAAGTGCAACTTTTTGTTCATTGAAAATCAATGAGTTATGTATTTTATTCAGAAAATGCCCTAGAAATTGGGCAAAATTGGTCTAAATTGAGCCATCCTGCAGGGGAGTACTATTATTATTATCCACCCTGCGATAATGCTCCCACCATATTGTATTAGTTAAAATGATACTATTCCTTACTATTTCCTCCTCCTCAGCTTCAGGGTACAAAATATGTAGGCATTCATGAAGCATAATTTCTAGATGCTTCTTCCCCTTAAGCCTAGCGTCAATTTCTATTTCATTGTCGCCTAGGTTTGCAAATCCATAAACCTTTTCTTTGCCTAGTTTTTTATATATGACTTTTATTTTTTTCAACTCTTTAGTTCTATTTCATCAGGTCTATCCATTTCAATTAACTCAATTTTTTGTCCTCCTCTTATTTTAGCCAATATTCTCCTGTATTCATTTTCAATAGAATATAGTTCTTGTAATTTATTGTTAAAATACTCCTCTTGTTGTAATAAAGTCCATTTGTTAAAACCTTTTGGCATTTTCATTTTTTTTAAGTTTAATAAGTTTTTTAAGATAAATTGATAAATCTAAGGCTTCTTCGTATGCGTGTTGCAACCAATCCTCCTCACTTAAATCAGTTCTATCCATTGTTGTACCATACTCCTTTTTGCCCTTTTCCTCTCTTTCTAAAAGGTCATCTATGATACTATATAGTATTTTGCTCATCTATTTATCCGTTTTAGAATGATATTTATTACAAGTATTACATTGGTATTTGAATTTAACTACACCTGTTGCAGTAGTTCTAGTTCCTGCCTTTGATAAGTCATCACTTCCACATTCAGGGCAAGTACCTTTATATTGTCCAAACAATACTCCATAGTGCGTTTTTGCTTCTATATGTGTATTCAAATGCTTAAATACCTTTTCCAATAAGATTACATCCTTTTTGCAATATTTAATCATTGCCTCCATTGCATCCTTATCCTTATGCAGTAAAATATCCTTCCATAGATTAAACTCGGTCTTAATCTTTTGCCCTAACCCTAGAAAATCTGCTATGTAATTCAGCCTATTAGAATTGAATTTAAACTTAGACCTAGCAATTTTTAAGGTATCTATTGTCGTATAGGTAGGGAACATTTGTATTCCATGAAATAAACATCTAGTTCTTATCCAAGCTAAGTCAAACTTATCTCCGTTATGTCCTACTAATTCACTTGCAGTATTTGCAACCTCTACAAACTTAAGGAGCATTGCCTTATCATTCTGTTTACTATCCCATTGTAAAGAGTAAACATCTTTGTCATCCTCCCATTTATAGCAGATACAAATAATTGCCCTTTCCTGTATTATGTTAGAATAATCTATATTCTTTTTGTATCCTGCCTCCCAAAATAAACCGATATTTGGACTAGTTTCTATATCAAAAAAAAGTCTTTTGCGTTTGGTTCGTAGGTTATTTGTCATTAGTATGGATTGTATCTTGTTGCTCCGTTTATTTTTGTTGCCTTTAATATTTGTTTTCTTTGCTTACCTGTGCTTGAATAACTAACATGTACCCAATCAGGGTTTTCATCAGTACCAAACTCCCAAATTAATTGGTCAAAAGGCAAGTTATTTTTTATATATTCAAAGACCTGAGCATTAGTTATTCCATGTGGGTTACCATCCATATCTATATCAATCGCTTCGCCCTTGCAATGTTGTGAAGATAAACTTCCGTTAATGTAACTATTCAAACTCCTAGACCTGTATCCACTACTAATTCTAATTGGTAATCTAAAATTGTTTCTAATAGGCTCAAAAATATTTTCAGCCAATAGCTTTAAGTTACGGATATGTTCCTCGTTAGGCATATTACTAATACCTGCTCTTTTAGCAGATTCACTACGAATAACTTCGGATAAATCTAGATGTTCACTAATTTTCATTCTTTTTCCAAATTTTTTCAGCAGTTGTGTAACCAAATGCGGCTGCGGCTAATCCTCCTACAATATAAACTAAGGCATCAGTTGGGGTATGAACTAACTTAATACATAAAGAAAGTGTGCAGATAAATCCACACAGCCTTTTCATACTTAACCTATTGTTATCCTCAGTAAAAAACTGCCTCATAATTTTAAATAGAAACCAATGCCATATTTTACAGACTGCCCTGATTTTATGTTTAAGCCTATAAGTGCCTTATTTTTAACCCTAAACATTGCACCTATACCTATTCCGTCTAAAGTCCTATCCGCCCTAAAATCAGTTAAAAACCCTACATAAAGGGCATTTTTGGTTTGTCGCTCAATATATGTCGTTTTATCAATCGTTTTTTCAGTAAAATGACCGATAAATGACCTCCCAATGATTGAATTCTTTGAGATAGTATCTAGAAGATATACATAATTATTCGTATCTATGCGTATTGTATCCGAATATACCTTTAGTTCAAAGTATTTTTTTAGTATTTCGTTTGTGTCTATTTTTTGATTTTCAGGTCTAAAGGTATCAATTACCTTATAAGGTATACTATCTCCTTTATACCATTTTTCAATTGTTGTATCCTTATAAAAGGTATCAATTTTGATAATAGGAGTACTATCAATATAACTAGGTTGAGTAAATAAGAATAAAGCAACTACAACCAAAAGGACTGCAATTACTAAATTCTTAATCATCCTTCTTAACTTTTTTTGTTGCGTTATAATAATAACGGATTGCCATTATACCTGATACAATAGCAATCAAACCTGCAACTAATGTTACAATAGGTTGTATTGTTGAAATACTTACAATAGCGGATAATACGCTTATTCCTGTGCCTATGTCGGCTTGACTGCTATGGTGTGTCATTCTTTTAAAATTATCCTAAACCTGCGTTAGGGTCGTTTGGGTTAATACTTGAATCTTTTGTTTGTTTATTTTGTTCTTCCTGAATTTTGCTGAACCATTGAATTAAGACAATACCATATTTTGTTGGCAATTGGTCTTGAATAAAATTGTTTAATTCGGCAACTTGTTGTTCGTTCAAAGTAATCATAAAGTTTATTTTAAAATGAATAATATAAGTAAAATTAGTATTTTTATTAATGCTGATGTATATTCAGGCTTTATTTTTATAAGTTCAGCCACTTTTCTAATAAATAAGTCAGTTTGTGCAGTTTTACCTACATAGAAGGCAGGTCTTTTTAGAACAATAATATTACAAAGAATGTCAAAGCCAAACCAAAAAGAAGTCGCAAATAATAACATTGACCAAAAACCATAAAGCGACCAAACTAAAACATAAACTGACAAATGGTTAATTCCCTTCCAAAAATGCCATTTCTTGTTTTGTGCGTATGCTTCCTGCGGTTGTGTTGCATAAAGGTCGCGTTCGTTAAATTGGTGCTTTTGATATAAAACCCAACTAATTAAGTGAACTAAAAATACTATGGTTAAAAATATTGTCATTATTTATTTATTAATGCTTTTAATTCTTCAATTTGTGCCTGTTGTTCTTTAATTGCATTTACTAATACAGGAATAAATTTTTGATAATCAACCCAATATTGTGATTCGCCTTCTTTTTCATTTGGTTTATGTTGTAATAAATAATATTTATTTTCTTCAACACCTAATTCTTCCAAAGATTTTTCTAATTCCTGCGCAATAAAACCTGTTGACAAAGCTGCATCATTATCATCGATTTTATGATTATATGAAACAGGTCTTAATTTTGTTACTAAATTTAAACCTAAATCAAGCGTATTAATATTCTTTTTAAAATTAATATCTGAAGGTAAAGTATAAGTATTTGTTGCAATTACGCCAACCTGTGTACCGGCTTTTAAAAATACAATCAAACCGCCGTCATTACCCGTTCTGTTTACATATTGTGGAACTGCGGAAGCATTTTCTAACCAAGTATTTCCTTGAACTTGAAATGGTGAACCAATCGCAGTAGTAGTACCAACTAATACATTACCACCAGTTACAACTAAATTTGCACTACCATTTAATGTTATACCTAAATTAGTTGTACTATACCCCATATATCCTAATCTTGAACCAGAAGGATTAAACCATGATATATATCCAGCATTACTAGATGAGCCTCTATCAATAATAATATCCGCATTTGAACCAACTTGGGAAGAAATTGTAACCGCATTTGCTCCAGCTAAAGTATAGCCGCCAGTTGGAGAAATTGTTAATCTTGCTGTATCACTTGTTCCAAATATCAAATTATTACCAAACATTCTTATATCTTTCCAAGCACTATTTGTTCTATCGTAAGATTGAATATAAGAAGCTGAATCTGCACCACGATAAAATAATTCTAATCCAGTTCCACTTGTAGGGTCTGTTTGAG